GTCGTAGCCAAACGCACGGGCCAGGTACCGGATACCGCTGACCAGCCCGGCCATCTCAGAGATTGCGCCCTTCATAGCAAGCCGCCTGCGGTAAAGCTCCAGGGTTTCACCATCCAGGCGAAGCATGTCCCTGTCTTCTCCGTGTACGGGGAGCATCACATCTGAACAGGTGAGCACAGACGCCTCCTCCCGGATATGAAGAAGGGCCTGTTTGCACTCGTCAAAGGAACGGCCCATGACTTTGAAAAAAATATAAAACTGGTTCAAAGCCTGCTTCCCACGTTTCAAAGGGCCAAACAGCAGGTAGAACATATACTCGCCAAAGGACTGAAACATGGTTACCCCCTCTTCACAGTAACGGTAATCTTCCCGGCCATGATGACCTCTTCGGAATCCATGAACACGTCTGTTGCCGGGGTAGTTACCGTTACATTGCGCACCATGGAGATATCGCTTTTTATTTTGTGGATAATATCTGCGTGGGTTAGCTCATGCAAAGCTGCACTGCGGTTGCGGAGCTTCAGCAGATCGTTGACCGCTGCCGTCACACGCTCTGTAAGCCCATCCTGATTGAGAGAACTGGAGACCGTCACTGTGACAGCAACATCTTGGGTGATAATCTCTGCGCTCTTGACCAGGATATCCGTGTCCGGTTCCCGGATTTCCTCACAGGTGGCCCGGCACTTTTCCAGCAGTTCCTCAGTTGCAGCCCCGGCTTCAGAGGTGATAATGATATCTACTGTACCCTGGCCTCTGGGGTGTTGATCCTTAACTGTGACATACAGAACACCAGCGATGGCCGAACATACGTTGATATAAGTATCCCGCAGAGGAACCAGGGCCAGCTCGGACCAGGAGCGCAGCGTCCGCTCCCTGGCGCTTTCGTCGTCTTCGGTGTTACTGCCCTCCCGGGTGACCCAGCCGGCCTTATTGGTGATAGTCACTTCACCCAGATAAGTGAGCGTCCTTGTAATCTGTTCTGCCGGGACGTTGTAGCGGCTGCCTTCGGTCTCTGCCTCTACCAGCACTTCTACGGAGAGTTCCCCTTTGGGGAGAGTGGCCTCCTCCATAGCTATGAAGCGCAGCTCGTCGCCGTTGATGTCCTTCGTAGTCTTGAAAATATGCCCCTTGGGGATCTTGACTGCCTCGCCGTCTTTCTCCACCCTGGAGACGGTGACTGTTCCCTGGGTCTTCTGGGGCTGCTTGCGCCTCTTGGAGTAGTCCGCCATCTTTAGATCCAGCCATACACCAGTGGCATGGCTCACAAACATCTGGTTCAGGATGGTACGTCCCAGCTCCAGAAGTTCAATCTGGATGCGGAGCAGAATAAGCATCAGGGTATAGAAGACGCCGCCGCTGTGAAAGTTGGTAATGGAGAAGCCCTCGTCAGCCAACTCCTGTATTTTCTGATCCTTCAGCTCCATCAGGTCGGGAACCGGGATGACCTGGTCTAAAATCTCGTTGTCAATCAATTACTCGCACCTCCAGGCTGACCGGGTCAATGATGATATTCAGGGCCTGCGTGCGTTCCACCTCTGTGGTCTGGAACGAGCAGTACACGTGAAAGGCATCGTCCATAGTATCTACCTGAACTTGTATGCTCTCAGAGAGGACGGCCTCCCTCTTTTGTAGCCCGGTCCGTACCCGCTGGGAGATCTCCAGACGGGTCAACTCGTCGTCCTCGGATTGCAGGAAATCATACAAGCTCCAGCCGAAATCCTCATCATAAAAGAGCTCACCCCGCTGGGTCTGGGCCTCAAGGATAATGGACTGATAAAAGCACTCCAGTTCCGTACAGAGGGGGGCGTCGCCGTCTGTCGCCCGGGTGAGCTGACCCTCCTCATCCAGCCGGATATCCGTGTCGTGCAGCCCGGTCACAGAACCACCTCCCCGATGATGACCGGCGTGAGGTCGCCGAAGGGGAGCGCGATGGCTGCCAGCGCCCCGGCCTGGAGCTGTATCTTGGAGCATACACCAGGCAGGGGCGGAAAGCCGCTGTCCTCGTTGCCGAAGCGGTCCACCACAGCCAGGGTATACTCCCGCCAACGGCCAACAATATGCCCCCGATAGCTGCTGTTGTTCTCATCGCTGTAGATGTCCAGCTTCTGGATCTCATATGTATCCGGGAGTTCTTTGACACTGGATACGCGGGCTAGGAGGACAGAGGGCATTACCAGATGCGTATAGCTCTGTTGAAGCACATCCACGACGACTTTCTTGACAAACTGCTCTAACTGCTTGCCCATGGCGTTCCTCCTCAAAAGTAAATGTGTGTGCGGATGAAGCCCTGGTCGCTGGTCAGGTGCCGGACTCGCGCCACCTCCACCTCGCCCTCCACATCGGGGTGGACGACCTGGATGTGGTGCGAATGGCGTACAAAGGGGGCGGACGCGGTTTCCAGATCCCAGAGACTCCCCCGACGGACGAGGCTCAGGATGTTCCGCCCGGCCTCGAAGCTGTAGGTCATGGCCTGCTCCGGCTTCTCCCCCCAGTAAAAGGCACCGCCGCAAAAGAAATAGGGAACCCGGATGCCCCAGGCCGCCGCCACGGTGTCAAGAGCCTGGACGCCACTCTGCTTACGGATAGAGATCTGCTTCCGGGCCGGGTGGACTGTGGAGGCCAGCCGCAGTTCTGTAAGCCCGGCCTGACCCAGAATATACCGGATAACCTCCTGGGGCGTTGTCTCCAGGAAGGTCTCGTTCACCTCCAGATCCTCCAGCAGCAGCATCGCGTCCTTTAGTATGACCTCGTTGGCGCTGCTGCCGGTGCTGTATGGCTTGGCAACATAGCCGGTAAACACCTTGTCGAATGCGCTGCCATACCCCAGCAGCACCGCACCGGGGGCCAGACGCGCAAGGTTGATTTCCGGCCTATAGAGATCTGTAAACCGGATTTTCGCCCAGTCATAGCGGGCGTCCCTAGCCGATGAAACTTCAATCTCAATGCCTTTTTCAAATACATAGGTTCCGGCTTGTGCCGCAATCCTGGGATAAAACAACTCGATCGTTTCCATTGTCATATCTCCCTCAGCTTAGACCGGATCTTGGATGTGTCTGCATCATCCACGGAAGGCGAGCGGTCTCTCTTGTTCGTCAGGGCCTTTTTACTTTTGGTCACATTGAGATACCCTCCGCTGGAGATTCCGGACACCGAGGGAGAGCCGCCCCGGCTGGAATCCAGATAGTTTGTATAGTCCGTATTAAGGTCGCCCAATGCGCTGGAGGCGCTGCCTCTCTTTTGGGCAGACGAGGAGCTGGTGGAGCCGGAGGAATACTTGATAGCCTGGATGGTCTGGGGGATATACTCCCATAGTTCCAGCGTGACGGAGATATACCCCTTTTTGTTCTCAGCCTTGTGATTCAGTGATTTAAACAGGACCTTGTCAATGCCATGGGCCGCCGTTTCCTCACACACGATAGGGATGGGCTGGGGAACACTCTGGCCCGCCTTTCGGAATATGGCCCGGAGGGTCTCCAACCGCTGGTATTTGGTCTGTGTCTCCGTATCGTCCACCACGAGCTCGATGTTGACCTTGGCGTCCTCGTAGCCGGTGGCCTGCTTGGGCTTGGTGGAGTTGCCCTTCACCTCCTGCTCGTCGATCTGGGCCGACTCCTTGACCTCGATACTCTTGACAAGGCCAGGGAGGACGACCCCGTTGAGCTTTATGGTTCCATCTTCCACAAATATCATGAGAGCCGTCCTCCTTCCTCACGCCAGCACATAGTCGGTCTCCGGGTCGTCATCCGGGTCCTCGCTGCTGTTAACCTTGTCCTCCAACTCGTCCAGAATTTCGAGCAGATCCTGGAGCTGCTTGATCTTCTTGATATCCACCTGAAGCACCAGCTTCTTGACGATGTAGACCTTGCCGCCGTTGGAGCCGGGGGTGCCCCCGCCCTCGGTGTTTTGGTTCTCATCCGAGTCTCCTCCCAGCCGGACCGGTTTAGGAGCCTCCTGCTGAAGGCTGACCTTCGCGCCGTCCAGCCCCTTCGTGATAGCGTTGGCCGGGGCGTCTTCCGCCAGAGCCACGCCCTCGGCGAAGGTGGTCATGGTCTTTTTGCCGCTCAAGGTCAGGGTGCTCAAAGGCCCCTCTTTGGCGTCCGAGTGAGGGAACAGATTGCCGATCTTGCCAAAGATGCCCTTGATCGCGTTGATGGGGGCCATCGCCACGGACTTGATACCGTTAACGAAGGTATTCACGAGCCGTTTGCCCGCCTCGCCGAACCACGCGATCTTCTCCTGTATCCATCCGACGATATTGGTGAAGAAGCCCTTGATGGTCTCGACTCCCTGGCCGATTGCCGCGCCGATGGACTGGAAGAAGGCGACAAACGACTGGAAGCCCTGTTTCACCCACTCAATGCCTGCTGAGATTGCCGAGCAGGCCGCGTTCCATACATTCTGTATAAACGCGGTCACGGTGTCCCAGTTCTGCCAGAGCAGCACCAGGGCCGCTATAAGCGCCACAATCGCCAGGATGATCCAGGTAATTGGGTTTGCCAGCAGGGCGGCGGTGAAGGACCACACCGAGGCTATGAGCCCAGGCATGGCGGTTGCTGCGGTAACGATGGCCTGCTTTGCCATGCTCACCAGCCCGAGGGCCATATTCTTCAGGGCGGTCACAGCGGATACAGCGGCGGTCTTTGCCATGCTGGCAATCTGGAGGG